TGCTTGATCTCTTACAATTGGGGCTGTTGCTGTTATACTTCCAACATCTCCAGCATCGTCTGTGTACAGTTCGTCAAAATTTGAGTTTACTTTTACGAAGGCATCGCGTATTGGATCGCCTGTGCCATCGTTCGCATTAGTCCCAACTCCTATTACTTGTTTTGCCATTGTTTATTTTTTTATAATTGTGTTGCCGAAGCCTTATATTCGTTTGTGTCTGCTCTAAATGGTGTTCCTGAAATTTGTGTTAAATCTGCTGTTAATTCAAATGTTCCCCAACAACTAGGTGCTGATATGTCAGGAATTGACATAGTAGTAAATGCTGTGTCTGATCCAAACGCTTTATTTGTAATCATTTCACAGTACATCTTTCCCCAATTTATATTATTTGCCATTTTTATTTTTTTGTTTATTTAAAAACAATTTTAATTTTTTAATGTTTGACCATTTTGGTTTATTAATTTTTTTCATTAAAGAACCCATCCGTTAAATAAACTATCTTTATCTGGATGTACATCTTCATTTGTATTAGTATTGTACTCCGGAAAGCTGCTTATATTATAAGTAACGTATTCTATCATCCGTCTTGTGTAATATTCTGCAAATTCTCTTTCTTTTGCTACTAAATAATCAACTTCGTTTTTATCTACACTAATAGCATTTTCACTTGTGTGTTTAAAAACACCACCATTAGAAACTTGATACGCAGCAAAAGGAAGGTAATCTACCATAGCATAATGTATTAACATATCCTGAACATAATCATTAACAAGAGTTAAATAAGCTCCTGTTAACGATGCACCTCCAGTTCCAAGAATATCAATTGAAATTTTATCGTATAATTTACTTCCTAAATAATTCCTTATGTGAATTTCCTGTGCAATCTTTATAAATTGTATAAACTTATCAGTATCCAAATTCCCTGAAACAATAGTGTTTTTAACTAGATCTGTTCTTGATATAAAAAGTGCTGTTGCCATTAGTTATTATAATTTGGGTGATGTCCGTTGTCGATCATATCTATCGGAGCTGTCGCTACTTCTTTAGGTTGAGTATTAATTTTCCAACCTTCTCTAATAGCTTGATTTACATTTTTAAAATCTGTTCCTTGTAATGCGTTTCCACCCCACAAAGTTCCATCTACTTTTAGTTTCTTTTTATAAATTCTTCTTTCCCATCTATGGTAACAGTTAACTCCTCCTTTAAATTTAAAAATTGAATAAGGCTGACCTTTATGTAATGGAAGTCCTAATTTTTCTTGGTTACTTTTAAAACTCATAATATCAATGTCTTCCTTTCTATAAACTTTATTTAAATCAACAAGTGTTTCGCAAAAGTCTCTACTTTTTCCTTTTTGGGTTCTTTTTGTTCCTTTTACATATTTATAACGGACTTTCCATCTTTTAGTATCAATTTTACTTTCTTGATTTGCTGATAAATTAAGTTCATTTAAATATAATTCAGGATTAAAATCTTCTGGTTCATCTTCAGAATCTTCAACATCAATTAATTCCCAATCGTCTAAATACTCATTTTCTCCCAATTCTTTAAGATAAGTTAACCATAAATCTTTTTGTTTAGTATCTGGATTATTAGATAAATTTGTTGAATGTTTTTCACAAGGCATAAACCAAATTTTACCTTCGTATTCGTGTTCGTGGTAACTTTCACATCCTATATTTTTAGCAATTTCTAAAGCCTTTTCTTTTGTTGAATACCCTAATCGATCATCTATAATTGCAAAATCATCATTAATTACCTCACTTTTTAAAGACATTTTTACTCCAGTCTCTTCTTCTACTATCTCTTCATCAATAACATCTTCAACTCCTTCTTGAGTAAATTCTAACGGCTGTAAAGTTTCAAAATATAGATTCAAAGTAATTTGATTAAAGGCTAATATTTTATCAAAACTATCTATTAATAATTCTTGGAATGGCTTTACAACAACATTGTCATTTAATATTGAAGCTGTTTTTAATTCTTCTGCATTGTTTCCAAGTCCTGTGTTGTCTTTAATACCAAATAACATTGGAGAAACAATCCTATGACCAACTAGAATTTTTTTACTTGATTCATCACTTAAAAATTGATATTGATTATGAGCATCAGATAGTTGAACTGGCTCAATATTAGCACTAGATTCTGTATTGTCATTAAAAGAAAGTATAAACTTTCCTGCTGCTGATGTACCACTAAATTTGTCGTAAATTCTCTTTTCTATTAATTCCCTTTCCTCGTCATTTGGAATTCCATTATTAAAATTTATAAGCATTGACGGTGCTAGACCATTCTTTATATTATTAAGATGATAGTTAGCAATTTCTTCTTCTAATTCACAGTATTGTAATGCTCCTTGATAATCCACAGGCGAATAGTAATAAAACCCTGCTCTATATGGTTTAACACAAAGTATCTCAATTGATTCATTTGAAGTTCCAAAAGCCGGTATTCTTTTAGGTTGTTCACTAGGTTTTATGTTTAACCAATCTGAATGATAATAATATGCTTCTACATCTCCACTATTTTCATCTACTTTTTCTGCTCTAATTGTTTCAATAGGTAAATGCTCAACTTGTGCTATTCTGTTTCTGTCTTTAGAATATATTACTTGTATTGCACATTGTCCCATTAATTTTAAGTCGTAAGCAAATTTTCTAACAATATCTTTTTTAAATAAAGAAATCATTTGTGCGTATTCATCAGGTTTTTTATTTGAGTTAGTTGCATTAAGTCCTTTACCATATATCTGTTCACTTAAACCATTTATTATTGCATTATTGGTTGGACTTCCATTATATCTATCAATTAAATAATGATAATAATTATTGTCTGCACCATATTCAATCCAAAGTTTATTTCTTACTTCTTTTATTTCTGGGGTGCTGTAATTGCTTAAATTTACTAATCCGAATTTATTCATAATACTATAAAGTCATTATCGTAGCTAGTGTCTGAAGTATAAACTCCACTATTGATTGTATATTCTTGATCTTGTGTTTGATCTATTCCTTGTGCTGTGCAAAATATTTTATCCTTATATATTATTTTATTGCTAGAATTTTTTAAAACCATATTATAAAAATGTCCTTCAACTAAAACAGGATTAAAAGTTTGAGTAATTTTTAAGTGATTAACACTTACAGATGGATTAATATTTGCATAAGTTTTAGTGACTTTCGTTTGATCATCAGTAATTAAAAGTGTTGCTGTAGTTGCGTATTCTCTTGGAATTATTTTAAATATTTGCTGTCCTCCAGTAGTCGTTAATACTTTCATATCTATATAACGAATATAATAATTAATATTGCAAAAAAAAACCCCTACATTTCTGTAAGGGTAATTTTATAATTGGGAGCTTTTAGCATATTTTAATTTTTTAGATTAATGTTTCGTAAATAGCACTCCCAGACTATTAGGATTTTTAGTTTTTATTTTGTCGCGTTGGTACTGACTAACCTGTACTAAAGGTCGTTGCGGTTGTTCCTACTCACATTCCAATCTTTATTCTTTCCTTGTTAAATATTTCTATTTAACTTTACTACAAAACTTAAACAAATTTTACCTTGCTGTTTTAGATTTTCAATATTTAAATGAACTTATTTATTTAAAATTAATGAGGATTCCTAGTTATATTGGGGCGACATCCAATTTTTACAGGGCTTGAACCTGACGACACCTAAACTTTCCTCCTCATTAATAGTATAAATATACTATAAATAATTGAGTTATCAACATTATTTAATAACTATTTTTTTGTAGAACATAAAAAAAGGGCAACATTTCTGCTACCCTTAATTTCAAAGAATGAAAAGTAAATTATGTATTTGTTCCTTCTGTTATTGTAATTGTACCATCTAATCCAGGGAAATCCTGAACTGTAAATGGATAATCCACTGCTGTTGGTAATTGAGTTATTTTAAGGAAATTAGCAGGAGATTTTTCAGTACCACTTAAAACAAGTGTATAACCACTCATATCGCCCATTGCCGCCCCAGTCACTATAGTACCGCCTGAAACATCGGCTCCATTTTCTAATCCCATCATCATACAATTACCATTATAGTCTTCTACTAGACAATGTGGTCTTCCGTACGATAATAATTTTAGTTCTAAATTATCTTCTTT